ATTATGATGTTGAAGTTACTTCTGAGGAGTTAAAAGATGCTTTTGATAGAACTTTGGGAACTGACCGCCTGTATTTGTTTGACCATTTTGGCAGCACTTCTTTGGAAAACATTGTCAACCGAGTACGATATATGGCTAAAGGTCTTGGTTGTGGTTATGTCTTTCTTGACCATATTAGCATTATCGTTAGTGGCGGTGATGTTGGTGATGAACGGAAAGCTCTTGATGCCATCATGACTAAGCTACGCATGATTGTGCAAGAGACTGGCATCAGTTTGATTTGTGTCTCCCATCTCAAGCGTAACGAAGGTCGTGGACACGAGGAAGGCGCTGTTACATCCTTGGCGCAGTTGCGTGGTTCAGGTGCTATTGCACAGCTATCAGACATCGTGATAGGGCTAGAGCGCAACGGACAAGCTGAAGATATGATTGAGAGGAACACCACTAGTGTTAGAGTATTAAAGAATCGATTTAGCGGTTACACTGGTAATTGTGGCGCTTTGCTGTATAATGGACAAACCGGACGAATGTTAGAGATAAAGGATACACTATGATGACTCGAAAAGATGAATTTATTTTAAAAATTAATCCAGAAGATATTCCAAAATATGAACAACTTGCTAAAGATATTATTGCGTGGTATAAAAGTAAACCAATTGTTTATAAAATAAGGACTTGGAAATGAAAGACGATATAATTGACAAAGCAAAACGCTATGCACAAACCGATGAGTATCATGTCACTCGCAAAATCATCACTGATTTATGCACCGAGATTGACAGACTGAAAGAACTCAATCGTAATGTGTTTAGTAAGATTCAGGACAATCAGGAAGTGTATAAGAACGCTGAACGCTATCTCTGGCTACGCAGTGCATCGTGGGATGTTGACCCTGAGATTGCAGCACCCTCTGTGATTCTGTGCAATGGCGACATGACTAAATGGCAGTGGATGTTAGGTCAAGAGATTGATGATGCGATTGATTCTTATTTAAAGAAGGAGAAAGTATGACTACACGAACAGTTAAACTAGACAGTTTTATCTGGATTTCTGAGAATGGCAGTATGGAGTATGGATTCTATATTGGTGATAGCGATGACCCGATTACATTTAAAAGTACATTAAAAGAAGTTGTGCGTCAGACTTTACAAATGTATTTGGTTGGTGTCGTTATTCATCCGGACCATCGTGACGATGTGAAACAATTAATCAAGAGTTTAAAAGCTGCTACAGCATTAGCTGAACACGAACTAGAGAGAATGGGCAATGAGTAAACTACTTAGAATTGGCGACAGGCTTATCAATCCTCAGAATGTTACTTACATTATTGACAGAGAGATTCACTTTAATGATGGCAGTCGTTGGGTTGCTACAGAGCCAGAGATTCAAGACTTGTTGGCAATCATGTTTGAGACACCTAGACCAGTACCAATTACACCAGTCGTTGCTAAGAAAGTAGTTAAGAAGAAATGAGTCTGGAACACTACATTGTTGGAGCCACTGGCATTGGCTATTTAGTTGTTGGTGTGTTACAATTAAGCAAAGGCAGTATGTCTAACGCATTGATTTGGATAGGCTATGCTGCAGCGCAAATAGGGCTTTGGATTAATCTTAAATGAAACTCAATAACGATAATCGTTTCGATATTGATTTAGAATATGGACAAATCTTTGAACAAAAGATTGCTGATATATTTCAGAACAGTAAAATTGAAGTTAAAACTGAGAGAGATAAATGGAATTCTACCGGTAACATTGTAATTGAATTTGAGAGTCGTGGACATCCTAGTGGCATTGCTGTTACAAAATCAGACTTTTGGTTTCATAATCTAGCGTTGAATGGTGAACTAATTATGACACTCGTGTTCCCTGTGGCGGTGCTAAAACGATATATTGCAGATAATAAACCTAGAGTTGTGCGTGGTGGTGATGATAATACTTCTAAATTATACTTGATTAATCTTACAGACTTGGTTACAATAATTAAATGAGAATTGTTCTTGATATTGAAACCAATTTATTTCCGGATAAAATCTGGTGCGTTGTTGCTCGTGATATTGACACCAATCAAATACACATTTGGCAGAACTTTGTTGGATTACAGAATTTTCTAGACCGAGCAGAACAGGTTATTGCTCACAATGGAATTTTCTTTGATGTGCCTGTTCTAAAGAACTTATGGAAAATAACGATTGCGGAAGAAAAGATTGTTGATACCTTAGTGATGTCTCGTCTTTATAATCCACAACTTGAAGGTGGACACAGTCTAGCGGAGTGGGGTAAGCGTATTGGATTTTTTAAGAGTAGTTTTGAAGCGTTTAACGGCGGTCTTACTCAAGAAATGCTTGACTATTGCATTCAAGATACATTAGTAACACAGAAACTGTATGAACATTTAACCAAGGAGATGTCACATGACTATTCGCAAGAAAGCATCAAACTCGAACACGAAGTTGCGTTCATCATCGCAGAGCAAGAACGAAACGGATTCCGATTCGACGAAGTTAAAGCTCTACAATTACTATCTGTTCTTAAAACTAAGCTGGACGCTATTTGCGTTGAAATGCAAAGGATATTTCCTCCCAAGGTCACTTCTGGTCGCACCCACAAAACTCATGGTAGACCCCTTCCCGACATCGTGGAAGACTTCAATCCCGGAAGTCGCAAGCAAATCGCCGAAAGGCTCATCGAGAAGGGTTGGAAGCCGAAAAAGCGTACCGAAAAAGGTAGCGTCATCGTCGACGAAACCACGCTCGAAGGTCTCGACTTCCCCGAAGCGAAAGCAATCGCTGAGTACCTGATGTTACAAAAGCGGATTGCACAAGTTGAAAGCTGGATTGATGCAATTCAAACCGATGGGCGTGTGCATGGTCAAGTGATTACTAACGGCGCAGTTACAGGTCGTATGACACACCACAGCCCTAACATGGCGCAGGTTCCCAATAGCGGTAGTCCTTATGGACCAGACTGTAGGGAACTTTGGACAGTTAATAAAGGATATAAATTAGTTGGCATCGATGCAAGCGGTTTAGAGTTGCGGATGCTGGCTCATTATATGAAAGATGATGCGTATACTACTGAAGTTGTATCAGGCGACATTCACACAGCAAACCAGAAAGCAGCAGGGCTTGAGACAAGGAACCAAGCTAAGACTTTTATCTATGCATTCCTCTATGGTGCGGGAAGTGCCAAGATTGGGTCAATTGTTGGAGGTTCATCGAAAGAAGGACAAGCACTCATTACTAGTTTTCTACGCAACACGCCGAGGCTCAAAGCATTGCGGGAAAAGGTATCTCGTATCTATGCTCAGAAAGCGTGGCTACCGGGTCTTGACGGACGCAAGCTACTCGTTCGCTCGGAGCATTCAGCGCTCAACACGCTATTGCAAGGCGCAGGTGCGATAGCAATGAAACAGGCATTGGTTATCTTTAATAAACGCTTACGGCAGTCTAAGATGGACTACAAGTTTGTAGCCAATGTCCATGATGAATGGCAGGTTGAAGTAGAAGAGAATCGTGCAGACGAAGTCGGCAAACTAGGTATACAATCGATTACCGATGCTGGTATAATTTTAAATATGCGCTGTCCATTAAGTGGCGAATATCGTGTAGGTAATAACTGGAAAGAGACCCATTAATGGATAAAAATAAAGAAGACATAGTAGGGATGACTGTTGTTACCGCTTACAAGAATGGTACTTACAGTTTAGAATCCTCTTTTGACCTTGAAGAGACCTACGAGTTATTAAAGGATGCTTTACTTGATATTGAGGATGGTACACTAGAGGCTAGTATTGATTACTCAACACAGACATTGCAGTAACTATTTCATATAATGAAATCATATAGTTGTAAGTTGTTGTATAATAGTAGTTGCAGTATTTCTAAAACCAGTTGTAGATAAGGAGAGTATTATGGAAATGAAACCAGTAAAAATTCAAGCAGAAGTTCAGTGGGCTTTCTTTGACCGTGTCAATGAGATGAGTGGCAAGTTCCAATGCGACTTGGCTAAC